CTCAGGAGTTGGAATGTAATTTCTTGGGTTCAGGTGATAACGTATTCGAATCTGAAGTTCTTCAAACTATTGCACAAAATACTTTACAAGAACCAGGTGCTAAACTTATGGGTGGTGCTTTATGGATTTGGAAAGAACCTGTAGTGGGACACAAGTATGTTATGGGTGTGGATGTTTCTAGAGGTGATTCTGAGGACTTTTCTTGTATAGAGATAATAGACTTTGATGAAAATGAACAAGTCCTAGAATACGTTGCCAAAGTCCCTCCTGACGTTGTTGCTGAAATAGCGTATAAGTGGGGAACTATGTATGACGCGTTTTGTGTTGTGGATTTAACAGGTGGAATGGGAGTTGCGACAGGAAGAAAATTACAAGAATTAAATTATAAAGGTTTATATATTGATAATGTTGATACCACAAATAAATGGAAATGGGACCCAAAGGTAAACGAAAAAATACCAGGTATTAATTTTAACTCCAAAAGAGTTCAAATTATTGCGTCTTTTGAAGAGGCAGTAAGACATGGATTTAAAGTCAGGTCTAATAGATTGTATAACGAAATGAACACTTTTGTTTATATAAACGGAAGACCTGACCATCAAAAAGGACACCATGATGATTGTATTATGGGTATATCTATGGCAACATACGTGGCTGAAAAATCGTTTCAACAATTAACTAAAAATTTGAATCATACTAAAGCAATGATTGATTCTTGGGCTGTGTCCGTAAATGAAAATAAAAATTCTTCACAGTTCTTCAATCCGATGATTTCTCAAACCGACGCGAAAAGACAATACTTTCCTAATCAAGGTCCAAGTAGAAGTGACTATGAAAAGTATAGATGGTTGTTTACTAGCTAATAACTATTTATATTATCAAGCATAAATCTAAATTTATAACATGGCAGAAAACAATTTAACGGTTTGGCAACGATTAGGTAAAGCCTTTGGACCGAACTCTCTTTTGGGTCAGGATTATCCTACGTTCAAGTTTGATAAAAAAGAACTATTAAGAACTCAAGATAAAGCAGAATACGAAAGAGAAAAATTACAAGCACAACAAAGTTATTACCTTGCAAATCAATGGGCTAAGGTTGAGAATAATTTATACTCTCAAGCAATATATTATGAGCCAACAAGACTTTCGGCAACATATGACTACGAGTCAATGGAATATACCCCTGAAATTGCCGCAGCCTTAGACATTTATGCCGAAGAATCCACAACAGTAAATGAAGATGGATTTATGTTACAAATATATTCTGAGTCAAAAAGAATTAAATCTGTTTTAGCAGATTTGTTTAATAACGCATTAGATATTAACACAAACCTACCAATGTGGACAAGAAACACATGTAAGTTTGGAGATAACTTTGTTTACCTAAAATTAGACCCTGAAAAAGGTATCGTTGGGTGTCAGCAATTACCAAATATTGAAATAGAAAGACATGAAATTGGAACTACTGATACTCAGACAGTTGATTTAGGTAAAAAAGAAGCTAAGAAAGGTTTGACTTTTAATTGGAAACAAAAAAATATTGTTTTCCAAACATGGGAAGTTGCTCACTTTAGATTATTGGGTGATGATAGAAAACTTCCATATGGTACTTCTATGTTGGATAAGGCTAGAAGAATTTGGAAACAATTATTACTTTCTGAAGATGCAATGATGATTTATAGAACATCAAGAGCACCTGAAAGAAGAGTGTTTAAAGTTTTTGTTGGAAACATGAACGATGATGATGTTGAAGCATATGTAAATCGTGTGGCAGATAAGTTTAAAAGACAACAAATTGTTGATTCTAAAACTGGTAATGTGGACTTGAGATTTAATCAGATGGCAGTAGACCAAGATTATTTTATTCCTGTTCGTGACCCGGCAACACCTTCACCTATTGAAACTTTGCCAGGTGCTCAGAATTTATCTGAGATTGCGGATATTGAGTATATTCAAAAGAAATTATTAACCGCACTTCGCGTACCTAAGGCTTTCTTAGGGTTTGAAGAAGTTGTTGGTGATGGTAAAAACTTATCATTACAGGATATACGTTTTGCAAGAACAATTAATAGGATTCAAAAATGTATGTTGGCCGAATTAAATAAAATTGCCATTATACATTTATTTTTGTTAGGTTTTGAAGATGAAATTTCAAACTTTACATTAGGTCTTGCAAATCCTTCTAGTCAGGCCGATTTGTTAAAAATTGATGTTTGGAAAGAAAAAATATTGTTGTATAAAGATTTGGTTGCAGACCCTGGAAATGGAATCCAAGCAACGTCATCAACATGGGCTAAGAAACATATCTTCAACTTCTCTGATGAAGAAATTAGAACTGACTTGATGCAACAAAGATTGGAAAGAGCTATAGGTGAGGAACTTAAACAAACTCCAACAGTTATTACTAAAACAGGACTATTTGACAATATTGATAAATTGTACGGTAATAATAGTGGTTCAACAGCAGGAGCTGCGGCTTCTACAACACCAAGTGAACCTGATATGGGTGGTGGATTTGGGGGTGGTGAAACACCTTCGCCAGAACCATCTTTAGGTCCTGAAACAGGCGGAGGAGCTCCACCCGCAGGTCCTGAAGAAACAACCGCAGGAGTAACACCTGAATCTAATGAAGATAGACTTAATTTATTAGTTGAAAATAACTATTTGGTTGGTTCCAGATACCTCAATTTGGAACAAGGACAAGATTCTTTGGGAGAAATTGAAAAAGAATTGAATAAGTTATTAAACTCGTAATATTTATTTGAAATAAATACCCCCATATGACATTCGGTTTAATAAAATCCATAATTGAAGAGAGTCTTTTAGAATCTTATAAGGATGAAAAATCCTTTAAAAAGGCAATGAATGAGTTCAGACATAATGTACTGAACAATAAAGATATATCAAAAGTATATGCTTTATATGACGACTTATCAAAATCACAGGGGTTAAGTCAAGAAGATGCGAAAGAATTTGTTTCTGAAGGAATTTCTTTAATTCAAAAACTTTTACTGAATATTAAACTACCTAAAATAGTTGGGGAGTCAAAAGTTCAAAATAAGTATAGGCTTATTGATGAATTAGTTTATACGAATAGTCAAATTAATTTGAACGAAAGAGTTCAAGTTAAAAAAGAACTTGTAAAAAAAATACAAGAATCTTCAAAAAAGATTACAGAGAATATTAACATACCAATTAGTAGTATGGTAAAAATTGCTAACCAAACTCTTCAAAATTATATTGAAACTTTAGATGAAGAATCTAAAAAAGAATTTTTTGAAATTATTAAAGAAGATAGTAATGAACTTGAAACCAAATTCAATTCTCTAAAAGAAGGCGCGATAGGTAAATTGGTACCCTTAATGGAATCTGAAAATGATTCGGATACAAAAAACAAGTTGGGAGAAACAATTACTAAAATTCAAGGAGATATGTTTAGTCAGATTAATTTCTTAAAACTCAAGAGGTTACTTGAATCTATTTAAGAAATTTTCTTACTTTGAATATAAATTGCTTTAAGTAATTTACTTCTTTCTTTTACCGACTTTTTTACAAACTCTTTTCTATTATTTAGAATTTGTTGTTGTTTTGTTTTAATCACCTTAGATTTTAGAGTTTTTAATGCTCTCTCGATTGAATCGTTACCTTTAATTTCTACTATTAACATATATTACAAATATATCAATTTTAGTTTTTTTGACAACAAAGATATTATGTGTTATGTTTATAAAAAAATAAACAATCAGTAATATGAGAATGAATGAAAAAAGGAAAAAGTGTAAAAATGAATGTATCAAATACGTTTAAATCAGTGTATGGTACGGTAGATTCCAAGAACCTAAAATCCTTATACATAAACATACAATCATGGGTCGCACCAAAAATTGAATTAGAAAATTGGAATAGGGTTGTTGGAAATTTGGGGAGAGAATTAAAACATACAGTGTTCGAATCTATTAACACAAATGTTTTCACAAAAAATTCTATTGTAGATTTGGACTTACGAACTAGCGGAATATCATCAGGAAAAAAATCTTTTTTTAATTTAGAAATTAACTTATACCTTGACAAAGAATTGGATTTTAAATCCTCCGAAATTAAAGACTCAATAAAGTATATCGTTAAAAACATTCAAAAAACTAATATAAATAATAACAATTATTTCGACTTTTCTTTAACTAAAAAATGAAATCAGTGAACTATTACATACATCAAATATTTATTAAAAAACTATTTGATGAAAAAATTAAGAATACTTGAGGCACATGAACTTGGCCATGGGATATTAGTGGAAATGGACGCTGGATGGGTTGACCCAAAAATTCATTCTAATTTACCAATATTAGAACAAAAACAATTTGATTACCGTAACCCATTTGAATTCTATGCGGTATTACAGAAATACGACACCGCAAATAGAAACGGTAGATTTTATCCTGAAAGATTATTAAAGAGAGAAGCTGAAAAATATAAAACCGTAATTAAAAAGGGTTTATCTACATCAGAACTTAATCACCCTGAATCGTCACTAATCGACCTTGATAGGGTTTCTCATATCATAAGTGATATTTGGTGGGATAAAAATATTCTAATGGGTAAATTAAAATTGCTAACTTCTCCAGCATTTCACGAAAGAGGTGTTGTTACAACTAAGGGAGACATCGCAGCAAACCTATTAAGACAAGGAGTTACTTTAGGT